CCAAGACATTTCTAATGCTTTAGATTGATGAGCAAAAGGTTTGCTTTTAAATTTATAATTCATATTTAATCTTGCTTTCTATTGTAAAGATATACATTATATGATATAAGTTGTCAATGCAAGAAAGTTTAAGTTATAAAGACATAAAAGATTCGCAACCAACAGTATATGTAATACAAGATATACCTGGTACAAAGATAGGTGCACCTAAAATAAATATCATTGGCGCATCATCATTTGGTAAATTAAAAGTTTTACTTCCTGAAAATTCACAAATAATTTTAAGTCCAAATTATGTTGTCTCAACATTAAATGTTAAATTAAAAAATTATACATTTAAAGATTATTTACTACTTACAGGCGATCCTGCAATAATTGGAGTTGCGTGTTCTATCGTTTCTGATATAACTAATGGCAAATTTAATTTATTAAAATGGGACAAGCAAGAAAGAAGATACTACCCTGTTGAAATTGATTTATATAAAAAAACTGAAACAAGCCCTTGACAATATTATTTTAAGGGACTATATTAGAAAGAATAGAAAGCAAAAAAAGGAGGCATATGAGTATAGATTTTGAAAATGATAGAATGCAATCAGTTGAGCAAATTGATTCCGCAAAAAAATTATCAGATAAAATTATTGAACTAAAAGATTTAGAAGACGAAATTGCAAATGCAGAAGAGTCTGTAAAAAAATTAAAAGAAAAAGCATTACATTTATCAGCAATAGAAATTCCTGCAATGATGGATGAAATGCAAATTACAAAATTAAAGCTGAGAGATGGCGAATCGGTAGAAGTCAAAAAAGTCTACGGCGCATCTATTCCAAAAGATCAACAGGAAGCAGCTTTTGAATGGCTTCGTAACAACGGTCTGGGTGATATTATCAAAAATGATATCACTGTTACCTTTGGTCGTGGCGAAGATAACAAGGCGGCAGAATATGCTTTCCTTGCACGAGGTCAAGGATTTGAACCTGTCCAGAAAATTGGAGTAAATCCTATGACACTCAAGGCACTGGTCAGGGAACGACTTGAATCTGGACAAGACGTTCCTGCTGACCTATTTAAACCGTTTGCAGGTAACCAAACAAAAATCACAAGGAGATAAACGATGAGCGATACGAGAAACGCGATGACACAAAAGAAAGCCGCAGGGCTTCCATCAGCTTCATTATTTGAAGAAGATGCACAACTAGGTTTTGAAAATGTGAGGACAGAATCACTGGCTCCACCTATTTTAAAACTTTTACAAAACGGTTCAGCGGAAGCACAAAAACGTAATCAAAATTACGTAGAAGGTGCAGAACCTGGAATGTTTTTAAATACTGTTACGAAACAGTTATACGGTGGTGACAAAGGAATAAATGTAATTCCTTGTTACTATAAATTGGAATACCAAGAATGGTCCGACTATGGAACAGGTTCTGGTAGACCAGAAATGATTTATCCTGATACGTCAGACATTTTAGATAAGACTACTAAAGGTCCTGATGGTAAAGATAGATTACAAAACGGTAACTACATATTAACTGTGGGACAACATTTTGTAATTATCTTAGGAGAAAAAATTTCTGAAACTGCAATGATATCTATGAGTTCATCTCAAGGTAAGATTAGCAGAAAGTGGAATTCCATGATGAAGTCTATTGTTTTAGATGGTAAAAATGGATCTTATACTCCACCTTCATTCAGCCATATTTATAAATTATCTTCTGTATTAAATACAGGAAAAGGTAATCAGTGGTATGGATGGAATGTAGCAAAGGTTGGTCCAGTTGAGGACGCAGCTATGTATGATAGAGCTAAGAAGCTTTACACAAGCTTTGCTAATAGAAGTTAATATCTTTTTGGGGAAGAGAAATCCTCTTCCCCATACTAACAGTATAAATACAGGGCATGACAGACATAAAAAAATTTAAGAATATTTTTGAGGGATCAGAAAGCGCATATGGTCAAACTCGTAAAACAGAAGAGTATGATGAACGAGGCAAACATAAGACAAAATCATTTATAACTAAACAAGCACCAACAGATAAGATGTGGCAAGACCACCTACAAGGTGTTGATCCTGCACTAGGAATTATTCCAATCAATGCAGACAACAAATGTAAATGGGCCTGTATAGACATAGATATTTACAGTTTAGATCATAAAAAATTAATAGATAAAATTAACACAAAAAAATTTCCACTAACAGTTTTTAGATCTAAGTCAGGAGGTGCACACGTATTTTTATTTGCAAAAGAATTTGTACCTGCAGCAATACTAAGAAATAAATTAAAAGATATAGCTTCCACATTAGGTTATGCTAGAGCAGAAATATTTCCAAAACAAAATCAAGTTAAAACAGAAAGAGGAGACACAGGTAGTTTTTTAAACTTACCTTATCACAATGTAGATCAAACATTACGTTATGCATTTAAGTCAGATGGAACTGCAATGAACATAAATGAATTTTTTGATCACTATGAAAAGATTGCATTATCAGAACAAGATTTATTACAAATTAAAGTTATAGAAGATAAAGAAAATGATCTATTAAAAGGTTCTCCACCTTGTTTAAAGATGTTGTCAGAAAGAGGAATACCAAATGGTATGAGAAATAATGCGATGTATAACTTTGGTGTGTACGTAAAAAAAAGATTTCCAGATAGTTGGGACACAGAAATTTTTGAATATAATAAAAAATTTTGTCAACCACCATTAGATAAAAAAGAGATGGATGACTTGATTAAATCCATCAATGGTAAAGATTATCAATACAAATGTAAAGACGAACCTATTGCATCTTTTTGCAACTCTAAACTATGTGTAAAACAAGAGTTTGGTGTGGGTGATGACTTTAGTCCTGGCTTAGAAATAAAAGAAATAAGAAAATATACATCTAATCCGCCTATCTATTATGTAACTATTGGTGAGGATATGGTTGAGGTAAGTTCAGCAGAATTGCATGACCCTGATAAATTTTCATTAAAATGTGTAGAACAAATTAATCAAGCAATGTTGCCTATAGCTAAATTAGTTTGGAGAAAACAACTTAATAAATTATTACAAACTGCTACGCCTATCGAAGCACCAGAATCCATAAAAACAGAGGTGCAGTTTAAAGAATTACTTACAGAGTATGTGTCTAGAGCACCAGGTAAAAAGAAAGAAGATATTAGAAGAAATATTGCATTTACAGAAAATGGAAAAACTTATTTTAAATTTAAAGGTTTTTGGAGTTTTTTAAATAAAAGTAAATCTTGGAATATTAAACACGAGAACACAATGAAGATGTTACAAGATATCTTTGGTGCAAAAGAAACTCAAACTATATTAGATGGTAAAAACACAAGACACCTAGTTATTGATGCAGTTGAGGTAGACAGACCACCAGTAAGAAAAGAAAAAATGAAAGAGGCTCCATTTGCTTAGAACAATTATTCCTGGACCACCAGGAACAGGTAAGACATTTACTTTGACTAAATATTTAAACAAGGAACTGACGGAATACAAAACAGATCCTAAGAGAATTGTTTACATATCATTTAGTAATGCTGCAGCTCAAGAAGCACAAAGAAGAATATCAGATAAGTTATATCACATAGGTACAATGCATTCTTTAGGTAGTAATGAATTAGGAATTAATACAAACACGCAATTATTAAAAGGAAACAAATGGAATGGTTTTAAAAATTATTCTACTTATTGTAGAGATTTATCCTTTGAAGCAAGAACAAATGAATTTGGTTATGTAGAATACATAAATCCACATATGAAAATTATAGAATATGCTAGGTCCCGTAAGCTAGACATACAAGAAGCATCAATACAATTAGAAATGTATCAAACAGTTGAAACAAGTTTAACTGAACAGATAGAAGAAGATTTAAAAGTTTATAAAGAAAATACAGGTATGGTTGAATACTACGATATGATTTCAAAGTTTGTTGAGAAGGAAAAATGCCCACTTCTTGACGTTGTGTTTCTAGACGAAGCACAAGATCTAAGTCCTTTGCAATGGGATATGTTCTTTTACATAGAAAGTAAATGCAGCAGATCTTATATTGCAGGGGACGATGATCAAACCATCTATACATTTCAAGGAGCGGATCCTAAGATATTTATAAATTTAAAAGGAAACTTTGATCCACAAATAAAATCTAGAAGAGTACCTAAAGTAATACATAAACTAGCTGAGTCTATCTTTCCTTATATGACGGAGAGACTAGATAAGAAATGGGAACCTAGAGATGCTGAAGGCAAGATTTATTACGATGCTGCATTTGAAGATATAGATTTTACTACAGGTGAATGGATGGTGTTAGCTAGAACTAATAAAATGTTAGAACCTTTGATGGAACATTTTTATAATTTAAATTTAAGATTTGATTCTAAGATACAAAAATTATTACCTAGTGATATGTTAAATGCATATAGAGTTTGGCAAAGATTGAATCAAGATGCTAGAGTAAGTAAGGATGATGTCAAAGACTTGTGGCAATATCTTAGCACCGAGCGGCACGTAGCGAGAGGCTTTAAGAATGAAAAGAAACTAGAGTCCATTACCTCGGTTAATATGCAAGAACTTAGAAAACATTACGGGTTGCGAGCGACGGGGAGCTGGGAGCATTTAAATTTTCCAGAAGAAAGCAAGGTTTATATAAAAAATTTATTAGAATCAGGAGATGATCTAATGAAGAAAGCAAAAATAAAAGTATCTACAATACATAGTGTAAAAGGAGAAGAAGCAGAAAATGTTGTTTTATTTACAGACATTGAAAGAATCATATATGAATCAGCATTAAAAAATCCTGATCCTGAACACAGAACGTTTTTTGTAGGTATAACAAGAGCAAAAGAAAAACTGTATTTACCGCAGGTAACATCAGAATATCAATACAACATAGGAGCACCAATAGTATGACAAATAAAAAAATGTTTGAAGAAGTATTTCCACAAGAAAAGCAGGTAGGCGGAAATCACTATAAATATTTTCGTTTTCAGCCATATGAATTTATTTCAAAAAATAATCTTTCGTTCTTTCAGGGAAACGTTGTGAAGTACGTTTGTAGATATAAGGATAAAAATGGAATAGAAGATTTAAAAAAAATAATTCATTATTGTGAACTAGAAATATTAAAGCTTAAAGATGATAAACGTTAAATGCGTTGTTTGTAAAAAGAAAAATATTGCATTCAACTATAGCTATATGTGTAAAAAATGTTATAAAAAGAATAATAAAAAGAAATAATGTATAAACTTTGTTTGATCGACATAACTTTAATTATGGCAATTTGTTTGGCATATTATATTTTAGGAGTATAAATGATTTTTGAAGCAGCCACTGAATGGAATTGTCCTGAAACTTTTCCAGATTTAAAAGATGCAAAGTATATTGCAATCGACTTAGAAACAAAAGATCTTGATTTAAAATCAAGAGGGTCTGGTGCCATACAAGGTAGAGGAGAGATTGTAGGTATTGCTGTAGCCGTTGATGGATGGTCAGGTTATTATCCAATAGCACATGAAGGTGGCGGTAACTTAGATAAAAGAATTGTACTTGAGTGGTTTAAAAAAGTTTGTGCAACAGATGCAATAAAAATATTTCATAACGCAATGTATGATGTCTGTTGGATTAAATCATATGGAATACAATTAAATGGTCATATCATTGATACGATGGTTATGGCATCATTGATTGATGAAAACAGAATTTGGTATTCATTAAACAGTGTATCGTTTGATTATCTTGGAGAAGTTAAAGATGAAAAAGCTTTGAAAGAAGCAGCAGACTCCTGGGGCATAGATGCTAAAAAAGAAATGTACAAACTACCTGCAATGTATGTAGGTAATTATGCAGAAAAAGATGCTGAACTTACATTAGAATTATTTAAAACATTATCTAGAGAAATAAAAAAACAAAACTTAACAAATATATTTGATTTAGAAACACAGTTGTTTCCTTGTTTAATTGATATGAAGTTTAAAGGCGTACGTGTTGACGTTCAAAAAGCTCATGAATTAAAGAAAAAATTAAGCACAGAAGAAGAAAACTTAATCCAAGAAATAAAAAAAGAAACAGGCATAGAAACTCAAATATGGGCAGCAAGAAGCATTGCAGAAGTATTTCAAAAACTTTCTTTACCTTATGAAACCACAGAGAAAACGGGTGCGCCATCATTTACTAAAAACTTCCTTTCAACACATGCAAATCCATTAGTTAAGAAAATAGCAAAAGCCAGAGAATTAAACAAGGCCCATACTACATTTATAGATACTATACTAAAACACGAACATAGAGGTAGAATACACGCAGATATTAATCCAATTAGATCAGACACAGGTGGTACTGTAACAGGTAGATTTAGTTATTCTAATCCAAATTTACAGCAGATACCTGCAAGAAATAAAGAACTAGGTCCATTGATAAGATCTTTATTTTTACCTGAAGTTGACCACAAATGGGGTTGCTTTGACTACTCACAACAAGAACCAAGACTAGTTGTGCACTATGCAGCTACAACAGAACCTATTTCTTTTGATCAATCAGTAACAAAAATTGTAGAAAAATTTAAAGATAACTCAGTAGACTTTCACCAAACAGTTGCTGATATGGCAAAAATTTCTAGAACACAAGCTAAGGTAATTAACTTAGGATTGTTTTATGGAATGGGAAAAGCAAAATTACAAGCTGAATTAGGTTTACAAACTAAAGCAGAAGCAGAAGAATTATTTAATCAGTATCACGAGAATGTACCTTTTGTTAGAGAGCTAATGAATTCAACTTCTAAACACGCACAAACATCTGGATCAATAGGAACATTACTTGGTAGAAGATGTAGATTTGATAAATGGGAACCAAATCAATTTGGTATGCATAAAGCTATGTCATTTGAAGAAGCTGAAAGAACTTATGGTAGAGGAAGAATAAGAAGAGCCTATACATACAAAGCATTAAATAAATTAATCCAAGGATCTGCTGCTGATATGACTAAGAAAGCAATGCTAGATTTATATAAAGAAGGAATCATACCACATATACAAATACACGACGAATTAGATATATCAATTCAATCGGATGATCAGGTTAAAAAAATCATTGAGATTATGGAAAATGCTGTTACACTAGTAGTCCCTAACAAAGTAGATTACGAATCAGGAAATACTTGGGGAGATATTAATGGATAATAATGGCTTATTTAAATGCGAACACACCACCAATATATTGTCAGATTCGTAGAGAATATCTTTATGACCTTAAAAAACATCACGGAGAAGTGCAAGACGCTATCATCTTTGGGCTTTCGGCGATCTCAGGTCGTGCTATTCTTTTTCACGCAATTATGGAAAATGGTGCGGTCTTCTATCGTTTACCAATATCTGCGTTTATACAGAAAGGTTTTGACCCAAAGAACGTTCCTATCCGTAGACTGGACGAACTGGAGTTATGGAATTCTTTTAGTTATTATCCTGCTGTTACTCATTGGAGCCTTTTAGGTCCTTCTAATGGAAAATATATAGGCAAAGATAAAAAGTGGCATCACGGTAAGTATTTATTTACTGTTGACTTTGCACATCCCGAGAGTAATATACTCGACACTGATCATTCAGAAATTCCGCACGAACACAAGTGCGCACACATAATGGCCTTAGATGATGGCAATTATGCAGCTCAACCAAACAATCGAATAATATGGAACATTCCTTCGTTTACAGTGAAGGATGACATTCCTGATTGGAAAGTTCAAACGAGTGAATGGAACGTTGAAGACACAAGTAAATGGAGAACCGAAGATACGGATAACTTCTTTTACGAAATTGAGGAGAAAAAAAATGATTAACTGGTTTAAAAAACAATGGCAAAAATTTATAGACTGGGTCTTTAAAGGCTTTTATAAATAATGGAAACCCTAGGAATAGTTATTGTAATTATAGGTGTTTTGATATATTTGGCGTTGAATGAAACTAATTAAAAAAATTATTTGTAAAATATTTGGCATTAAACAATGCCAGTGTCCTGATGAAGACTAACTTATTAGTACATAAACATTTAATTGTGCGCGCCGAATCCAAACGTCCTCCAAAGGACGAAGAACATATTGTAGATTGGATGAGAGATTTTGTAGAAAGTATTGGAATGAAAATATTAATGGGACCATTTGCTAAATATTTAGATATTTCAGGTAATAGAGGATTAACAGTTGCAGCGATAATTGAAACATCACATATCGTAATGCATACTTGGGATGAATTAAATCCTGCAATGATACAATTAGATGTGTATTCTTGCGGTGAATTTGATGAACACGATATTTGTAAAAAGATTGCAAAAGACTTTGAATTGACTAAGATAGAATATAAATATTTAAATCGTGAGACTGGACTATCGGACATCTCAGGTGGTATATTAAATTATCGAAAATGAAACTTACAGCTAATATAAGCTTAGACGAGCTTATAAAGTCACAAGTTGCCGAACGTAAAGGCATCAATAATAATCCATCACCAATGCAAATAGAAAACTTAAAAGCATTGGCAATAAATATTTTACAACCCATACGTAGTGAGTTTGACAGGCCACTTATTATTTCTTCGGGATTTCGTACAGCAGAATTGTGTATTGAGATAGGATCAAAAATTACCAGCGAACATTGTGCAGATAATAAATCAGCGGCAGCTGACTTTGAAATTCCAGGAATAGATAATAAAGAACTAGCACAATGGATTAGAGACAACCTTATTTGGAATCAATTAATTCTTGAGTTCTACAAAGAAGGAGAACCATCAAGCGGCTGGGTTCACTGTTCCTATTCATCAGACTTAAATAAAAAAGAAAGTCTCATTGCATATAGGGAAGATAATAAGGTAAAGTATAAACCTTGGTAATGAGTGAAAAAGATAAAACACATTTAATTAAATTAGGTAACATTGAAACCGTTGCAGGTGTTTGCCCACATTGTGAAGAAGATGCAATTTTAGTTGCAATCGTAACTGATTACTTTAGATGCACAAATTGTGGTGAAGATACCAGACAGTATATAAATGGATCTATTAAATATTTAAAACTAGACGACTATGATATAGAATGGCTAAGAAGAAATCACACATCGGCTCGATAACTTTCATCAAAGAGTTTCCAAGAAAAAGACCAGACAGACATGCAAAGTCTTTTAATAAAAGATTACCAAAAAGAAAAAAGGCAAGAGGACAAGGATGAAGTCTTTAGTAGTTATAGTAGTATTATTAGCGAGCCCAGATAACCTAGAAAAAAATTATTATCCTGTTGATACGGAAGATAATTGTGCTGTAGTCGGTCAAAGAATCATTGAACAAATTGCAAAATATAAAGATAATATTGGTGAATCACAAGGTTGGTATACTTTAGATGATAAACTAGTTGTTGGACACTATTGTACGGTTAAATAGTTTCTTGTTCTTTACAATAAAAGTTAACTAAAAGTTTATTTTTATTTACTTCCTCAACACCTATTTCTCTTATAGCACCCATAGCATTAATAAAACCTGCAGTTGCACAATCATAATGGTCTTTATATCTGCCTACCTCAACAGGTTGCGTGCATTGTTGGGTTATGACAGAACATATTTGTATAA